TGGGTGGTGTGCGAGAGTTAGTTCCAGTGGCTACTGGGGATGATTTCAATTACAATGAGGTCGCAAAAAATATGATGGGTCGGTTTGAACAGTATGAGTTCTTGCCAAAACAACTTCAAGATTTGTGTATTAGATATTCAGAATCTCGTGGTGGACGTGAGATTGCATACTGGAAAACTTACGAAAAATTTGTTAGTGCGGGTAAGACCGGACGTGACTTTGATTTGTATTGTGCTAAACATGGCAGTTATGGCCCATGGAGACACGAAGCAAATCCAGAAACTTATATGTATAGAGGTCGAAATGAGTACGGAAAATTACCGTACTTAATTTATGAATGAGAAATGTGTACTTTTAAAATAACCAATAATCCAAACCAAACGATTTTAGATAAACATCTAAAACTAGGTGGTCCTACTGCTAGTAAAACTATAAATGTTGATGGTGTTTATATTACACACAATCTATTAAGTATTACAGGAGAAGTGGTTATACAACCTGTGAAATGCGGTAACAAATATTATATGTTATTGGGAGAAATTTATAATTATGATGATTCGTGGGATAGTGATATCTATTTTGGTATAGAAAAATATCTTGAACATGGTGATAAATTTACCGAATATTTAGATGGTGAATTTTTGTTTATAGTATACGATTTAGAAACCAAAATTATTGATTTATTCACGGACCCGTGGAGCACAAGACAATGTTTTTACTATAAAGTTGAAGAACATTTTTATTTTAGCACTTTCCCAATGAGAGAACCAGAAGATGGAAGATTTAATAATGAACCATCTACAGACCCCGTATGGAATAATGAGTTTTTTAGAATACCACACAATAGTCATTATAGATATGACGTTACCTTAAACAAATTAACACCAATAAACACAGAACTACATAAGTGGGATTTGGTACAATATAAAGATAATTTAGATGATGTAATTTCTGCTTTTGAAGCCGCGGTTCTTAAAAGATATACCGATAATATAACATTATTTCTTAGTGGTGGTTTGGATAGTTCCTCTATTGCCATGTGTTTGGCTGATCACAAAAAACATTTTAATAGTATTACATTGTCTCTGAACGATTCCGAAGATAAAGAAACATTACAACAAGTGATTGAATATACTAAACCATATAATACAAATTATAAAATAACAGAAAAAAAACTAGATAAAACTTATTTTGAAAATCAAAAATTTATGCGTCATAGTAAATGTTGGTGGCGTTCTCAATTAAGAATGCGAGAGATAGTTATTTCTGAATTTAACGGTAAAGTCATATTTAGTGGAAATGGTGGAGATGAAATTGTTGAAAGTTATATGAGTAAAAATAAATCAGATTTTTTTATCTGGCCTGAGGATTTATCAACAATATTTCCTTGGAAACATTTTTATGGAGGACAAACTAGACGTTTGCTTGATCTACATGAAACTTTGTCATTGGGTTATGGATTGGAACTGAGAAATATATTTTATGATAAAAATTTAGCACAAGAATGGTTACACGTTGTACCAGAAATTAAAAATCAAACACACAAAATTTTCCAAAAATTATATTTTTATAATAGAGGGATAAAACTTCCAGAAAAAATATCAGGATTTGGATCACAATTTAGAGATAATGAATATGCACATCTTGAACCCACACCTTACAATTAAAAGTTTGTTTGATATAAATATGTGAGGAGGTACACAATGACTTATACCGTAACAAAAACTTACACGAAACAAGATGATGCAACCTTCTGGCCATGGGAACAAAGTGGATATGAGGGTGGGTTAAATAAAGTAAAAAGTGACGGTAGACTAATATCTCACGTTCTATCAGAAGATGGAAATACTGCAACCACAACACAGGAATGGACCTCAAAATCAGATTATGAAGATGCCGTAGTATCCAAAAATGATGATACATTAGTATCTCACCAACCACAGTGGAACACCTATATGTCACTTAATAATATCTCTAGTCGAATTGTTGAAGAGGATGGAACTACTAAAGTTTTTAACCCATCAACACAGTTATGGGAATTAGAATAAAAAATATTATTAAATTATGTCTAAAGAATTTGAAATAGAGAAGGCACTTGGGGTCATCGACAAGGTTGTTCCCCAAGAGGTCATTGTGGAGAAGAAAGAAGTCGTTGTTCCATCTCATGGAGATGACATAGACAATGACTACGAGTATCAGAGACAAAACTTTTATAACCTTGTTGAACGTGGTCAAGATGCGATTGATGGAATATTGGAACTCGCAAGAGAAAGTGATCATCCAAGAGCATACGAGGTTGCTGGAAATCTTATCAAACAGGTTGCAGACGTTACTGAAAAACTAGGTGACCTTCAAGAGAAGATGAAGAAACTTAAAGAGGTTCCAGATCACGGACCAAAGAACGTGACCAATGCACTGTTTGTTGGTAGCACAGCAGAACTTCAGAAAATGTTGAAGGGGAAAAGTGAGTAAGATTATATATTATTATCCTCATTCTTTTCCAGAAATAATGGAGAGAGACGAGTACAGGTTAGCAACTAATTTTGGTCTACACTCTCCTCGTTTTAGGGTTGGGTTTGAAAATCAATTTGATTTGATAGAAAACCCCTTTACAGAGTTTCCAACAAATTTTACATCAACCTTCGAAAAACTGACTAATCGAAGGGCTGTAGAGTTGTGGGATATTGGGAAACCGATACGATTATGGTGGTCTGGTGGTATAGACAGTACATGTGCATTGGTAAGTCTATTGAAAACTAGAAGATTGGATACAAGTCTTATTGTGTATCTATCAAAAGCTAGTGTGGAAGAAAATCCACGTTTTTACGATTTATTGGTTGATAAGAAAGTAAAGTTGGAGTGGCACTCCCACGATAACTATGTCTATGATAATGATGAGTTGTGGAATGGAGAAACAATAAATGTGAATGGTGGTGGTGGGGATGAACTGTTTCTTGCAGTGTCTTCATATATGTCTATGGAAGAATTCTTCAAAATCAAAGATGAAAACTGGATTCATATTATGAAAGACCCTGATATGTTAAAGACGGCAGAAAAATATATTGACATGTCTCCATACAAACCAGAAACGTGTTGGGATTTACTTTGGTGGTTTGGTAGGAGTATAGATGACTTATTATCTAGATATCTCTCACCAAGATTTCTGAAAGACCCAACTGTATATCACCTAGAATATCCATTTTTCTACACAGATTATTTTGAAAAGTGGGCTTTATCTAATCCATACGCAGGTCATAATGGTGATTACGGAACATACAAGTGGCCAATGAAAAAATACATATATGATTATGATGGCAACAAAGAGTACCTGTATAATAAACAAAAGAAGTCCTCATTTCGTTCAGTAAATAAACAGGAACGATATCTAGGGGCGTCTCGTAAGGAATATGCTCTCAACAGTATTGTGTATGAGGACGGCACATTTGTTAGATATGGTGAGAAATGTGTACTTTCAAAATAACAAATAATTCAAACCCACTAATAATTGATGATTATTTGAAGTTGGGTGGACCTGATCTTTCCAATACTATTGAAGTAAATGGAATGTATATCACACACCATTTGCTTAGTATAACGGGTCAGTTTACTCCACAACCTGTAGAGTATGATGGGAAATATTTTTTATTAATGGGAGAAATTTATAATTATGACGACTCTTTACCAAGTGACATATATTTTGGTATAGAAAAATATCTAGAACATGGAGATAGTTTCGTAGATTATCTGGACGGAGAGTTTTTGTTCATTATTATTGATGGAGACAATATAGATTTCTTTACTGACCCTTGGAGCACTCGACAGTGTTATTTTACATTTGAGGACGACTATTGGTATTTTACTACTTTGCGTATTTCTAAAGAGAGTAAAAGGTTTTTACATAATAGCCATTATCGCTTTAACACTAAATCTGGGGAAATAAGACAAGTTAATCCTGAGTTGGTAAGTTGGAATCTAGATCAAAATGTAGACACACTTGATGAAGTTGTTGATGCGTTCAAGGAAGCAGTGGTAAAAAGGTGGACACCAAATTGTACCCTGTTTTTAAGTGGGGGGGTTGATAGCAGTGCCGTTGCTTTGTGTCTTTATGAGAACAATTTGCCGTTCAATAGTATTAGTCTTTTAATCAAACCTGAGTTAGAAGATCAAGAACCACTAATATCCATGACAAATTTTTGCACAAACCATTTTATAGTAGATAGAATAACTAGAGATTATCCTGATATGTATTATTTTAATATGGATCGCGCACAAGCAGAAATCAGAAACCAAACAAAAAAACAATTTTCATCTAGAGTTGTATTGATGGGAAATGGTTCAGATGAATTTATTGATAATTACAGATCAAAATATCAAAAGACTGATTGGGAAGATTGGCCTGAGGACTTACATAATTTTTTCCCTACCAGACACTTTTATTTTGGTCAGTCTAGAAGATTACTAGATTTTCACGAAAAAATTAATTTAAATTTTGGTTTAGAGGGTCGAAATATCTTTTATGATAAAAAATTGGTGCAGTGTTGGTTAAATGTATCTACCTCACTAAAGAATAAAGAGAGAAAGGGATTCTTAAAGGACTATCTCAGAAAATATCAGATACCTATTTCTAAGACTCCTAAAGCCGGATTTGGTTGTCAAAATGTAATACCAGCAAAAGGTGGGTGGAAAAACTTCTATAAATATATAGAATTTCTTTAGGATTAGAATATAAACATGAAAAAGAATGATATAAAAGAAGGACCAGTTCAGAGCCACGACCCTGATGAGAGGGTTTGGGAATATGATGATGTTGGTACAAAAATCTACAAGGCAAATCAAGGATATCAACAGAAAACTCCATATACGAGTTCTCATTATTATGGAACACATTTTTGGAAGAATAGAGGATGACTGAACAAGTCTATCTAGGAAACCCAAATCTAAAACGAGCTAACGTTGCACAATCGTGGACGAAAGAAGAACTCCAAGAATATCAGAGGTGCATGGAAGACCCCCTGTACTTCATTCAGAACTACGTCAGGATTGTTTCTCTTGACGAGGGACTTGTACCGTTTAAGATGTATGATTTTCAGAAGGAGATGGTGGGAACCTTCCATAGTAATCGTTTTACCATCTGCAAACTTCCTAGACAGTCTGGTAAGTCCACAACAATCATTTCATACCTTTTGCACTACGTTCTATTCAATGACAGTGTGAATGTTGCAATCCTTGCGAACAAGGCGGCAACTGCTCGTGACCTTCTTGGTCGTTTGCAGTTGGCATACGAACATCTACCCAAGTGGTTGCAACAAGGTGTTATGGCATGGAACAAAGGTTCCTTGGAGTTAGAGAATGGTTCTAAAATTCTTGCAAGTTCCACTTCGGCTAGTGCTGTTCGTGGTGGTTCATATAACATTATTTTCCTTGATGAGTTTGCATACGTTCCTGCTAACGTAGCAGAACAGTTCTTCAGTTCTGTGTATCCTACGATTTCATCTGGTAAATCAACGAAGGTGATGATTGTTTCTACACCACACGGTATGAATATGTTCTACAAGTTGTGGGTTGATGCAGAAGAGGGACGTAACACATATGTTCCTATTGAGGTTCACTGGTCAGAAGTGCCTGGTCGAGACGAGGCATGGAAGGCAGAGACAATCAAGAATACGTCAGAGGCGCAGTTCAATACAGAGTTTGAGTGTGAGTTTCTTGGTTCTATTGACACACTTATCTCACCATCCAAACTTCGTGTGATGACTTACAGAGAACCCAAACAGTCTAACGCAGGGTTGGATGTTCACATACCCCCA